TATTTAATTTATAAACAATCATGCGACAAGTAGTTCCACCTGGCATTGCCAAGGCCATTCCTGCAATTCAAGTAACAAAGGCCGGCATTCGAGCCATTCCTGAGGTTACCGCCCTACCATGAATCCTCTAAATTTAATATTTAATTATTAGCTAACAATGCAAGGGGGATGACCCCTTGCAACCCCCGATTGAACAATCAATCGAGCGACAAGCAGCTCCACCAGGCATTGCCAAGGCCATCCCCGCAAGACAAGAAACAAAGGCCGGCATTCGAGCCACTCCCGAGGCGACCGCCCGTAAGATATTCTCGTGTTCCACTTGTTGATTGTCCTCCGGCATATAGATAGTCACCTACGCCCTGGCTTGAGCCGGAACCGAATGCAGATGGAAACCATGCACCATCCACGATAGAGATATCTCCAATCCACGAATCTGAACCATCTGCCTTGGCCGGAATTGTTCCAATCTTTGTATAAGTATTCTTAATTGTGGCTTCTGACGACGAATGTGCAACACCTCTAGGCGCACGATATACATCTTTCGAATAATCCGCATTGAAAATCATCACTGTATCGCCTGGAATCGTCCATCCACCAACACTGAATTCTAGTCCTTGAATTCTATATGGATGTTTTCCATCTGTGTTCGATGTTGGAGATCCATCGTGATGACCGATGACTACATCTGTGCATCCACTATCCCAGTGCCATGAAGACATGTAGATGTATTGTGTAGCACTTCCTCCAGTGACTGGAGTTGTATCGAAAGGATCGCAATCTAGATAAACCGCACAGTTATCTGCATCTAGATCATCGATTCTTAGAATCTTGGCCGCATATGCGTATTTATACATCGTTGAATTTCCTCTATCTAAATCGACAGAGCCATCACCTTTATCTCGACCATATCCGACTAATACGCTGGATCCTATTTGCCATGATGTTTTTTCACTCTTTGGAATTGGGAAATACGTAGCTTTTGTCGAACGTTCCACACTGGATTTCGTCTGCATAGAATAGTTTGTATTTCCTGAGAAGATTGTCTGCGAGTTTTTAGTTGCATACTTAATCATCAACATGATGATTCCGAATGACTGTCTATCGATTCCGGCGCCCCAGTAACCAGCTCCTTTTTTCTGATAATTAGAAAGAATGTTATCATGACATTGATTCACCGTAACTTTTCCAGGTTGAGATCTCAACTTTCCATCACTTGCGGTTACACTGTGATATCTGGAATAGATAAAGTAAGGCATTACTGTGCCATCTGCGCGCACTGCAGCGAACCAAGGCTTTAACCCTAAAGCGTGATTTGGTGAATCAGAGATCAACCATTCTGTATAATTCTCTGTTTCGATTTGTTTGTAATAGAAAGTCATCTGCAGAGCACCACAGTCAACTGCTCCAGTTTCCTGATAGTTTCCATCACCAATCATTGCGACTGGATATGCAAAGCCATCATCATATCGTTTATAGTTACACTCATACCACTTGAACAAAGGAATGTTCTTATAGTCATCTGTACCCTCTACAGTATCCGTACTAGGCTGGCAGATTAACCCAACATTGTCTCGTGTCTTTTCACATGAACTCGTTGGATTTGACGCAAACTTCCACACTTTTGTTCCATAGATTTTTCTTGTTCTCTGTGGAATAAACATTGAATTAAAATAGTCGGCACTGTATTTCTCGTAGCCTGGTGCCATCTTCTCAAGCGCATTCGCAACTCTTGTCAATTGTTCATCTGTGGCCAGAAACTTCTCTACATATGTTTCTGTAGATGCTGCTAAAGCTACTTCACTCGAATTCTCTGACATACTTTTCCTCCTTTAACGTTCAAACCTAAAGTGTCAATCAAATTATTGATCGTAACCACTGCGGCTGATTTTGTGTTTTCAATATCATCAATCGCATTTGTGTGTTTAGATGCGATTGAATCCAAAGCGTTGTCTGAATTTTTTTTGATTTCAGACAACGTACTTGTTTTAGTCGAATTGATTTGTTTAACCGCATCATCCGACACTTGTTTGGCATACGCTAATAACTGCATGACTTCATCCTTGGACTCTGTGGCCACTGATCCAGTCACATGCAATAAGCCTTCGGCCACATTGCCGATAGCTTTCAATGTATGCCATTCGCGTTTAACTGTGCTACCATCTAGCATTTCTGCACACACCCAGAATTCAACGTTTCCTTTTTCTTTTAAGGCATTCGCGTCAACTTCCCAAGCAAAACTGCAGATTCCATTTGTGATAAATTTATTTGTGACTAAGTAGGATCCAAACTCTCCAGCAGCATTCTTATAGATGATTCGAACTTGAGCATTCGTCATATCGAATACTTCTGTCGGCCAAGGATCCATTTGGAAGTGCACTAGGCATGCATTCTTATCATATTGCACACCTAATAGGTCACATCCTTCTGGAATTGCGATTTGTCTTGTCACGCTGTCAATAACACAGACATTGCTAAATGATTCAGATTCGCTATACACTGTAATTCCCATATGTATAAACCTCCATTCTATCCATAGTTCACACCTTTTTTGACACTGCCATTGATGTTCCTATAGACTTTTTTAACCTTTTTAATTGTTCCATTGTGATTGTAATAAACACGAGCAACCCTGACTCGGCCACCTTGGTTGAACGCAATCTTCAACTGGTCTGCCGGAGTCGTGAATGATGCATATACACCACCCGTATATTGGACAGTTCCATTACGATCCACAACTTTAGTCGTTATCTTATAAGATGATTCTGGATTCAACCCAGTTACCTTGATAGATCCATTACCATTGTCTGGACTGACATTCCATGTTTTTCCAGTAATCGCACACCACAGATACACTCGCCAGTAGTTTCGCACGTTTGATAGTTTGTAATCGATTGCCGCATCGAATGGATTGATGTTCCTTGGATTGCTGCACTCGTACACGCTTGGACCACCTACACTCTGTGATTCGCCAATAACCCCTGATGCAGAGAAGTTACCAAACGACGTACTGCATCCAGGCGTATGATAAACGCTCGGTCCATTGCCAAACGGAAGATCTAGAGTCCCTGCTGCAAGAACTCCGGTCTGTGTTGCTCCTGATAAATTTATATTGAATGTATGCTCGTTTGTGTGAAACATAAAAACAGCCCCATTCCACTGGAGGCTGTTCTGCCGATAATCTTCTTTAATAAACATGGAGTAGTGCCAACGCATCGCGATGTTTGGCCAACTTCCAACTAGCTCTGTCCAATAATCCACCATCATGTGGATTCCACTTGTATTGGATCCACAATCTTTTCTAGTCATATCTAAGCACCTATCCTTCTAGCTGGAAGTAGAAATATCCACTAGGACATGTGCTTGTCGTTGGTGCTGATGTACCGACTTTCCACTTAAACTTTTCACATTCTGCAATTCGACTTGAAAGACTTTTATCTGCTTTTTCTAAACTTGGAATCTTATCCTCGACGGTCTTTACACGCTTACTCACATCTGTGATATCTTTCGTATTGTCATTGATTGACTTTCCATGCGTAGTGATGTTGCCTTCATTTGTGGCCACTCGTTTGGTCACACCATCAATCAAACCTTTATTCGCTTTGATTTGATTCAATAAGTTTCCTGCAGTGTTTCCATCTAAAGCTTTTTCTAGCTCTGCCAGTAATGCATTGTATTGATCGTACATTGGCTGTGTTGGAAGCTTGTTCGTTCCATCAGTTACAAGACCACAGAATGTTTCATTTAAACGTGTGTCGATGATGTGCGCAGATGTGATTGCGGATGCATTACCTGGTACCTGGATGATTGCTAAAATAATTTCATAAATGTTTTCATTTCTAATTGGTGCTGTTGGCTTGCTTCCATTTCCTCTTACATACGTTAGAACACAATTGTTTGTAACTTTTGTATATCTGCATGAAATGTAATCGTAGCGTGTAGTAGATGATGCGATATCAATTGATAAAGTAACATCGGAAGTGTTTCCATAAGTAAATCCACCAAT